GCTCCATTGATCGTGATAGTCTTGTTGTCGAAGACTCCGGCACCGGCTGTCGTGTTCCAGGCAGGATGCGTTCCTGGCATTCCGGTTCCCGACAGATAACCCGATATCAAATATTCTCCCGGCTTTCCAAACTTCAGCGCTTGAACCGTGTCAGGGACGATGTCGAGCCCACCAGTGACTGCGGCTGCAGCTCCGAACGGAGCGGTGGGCCCCGTTGGTGCATTATTCGCAATCTTCTTGCTGCTCAACAGTTCGTCGTCGCTTTCCACCTGTGGGGTCATGAGCTCTATCACATAAGAAACTCTTATATCACCAACCACCGATGTGCCAGCGTTGCCGCCAACATTAACCATCAAACTCAATGCGTCGTAAGTTTTGATGTCGGTGCCCACAGGGACTGATCCTGTTCGTACATATCGCTGCTTCAGTTTTTGCATGTCTGGTACATCGCAAGACAGCCGGATGACGGACCAAACAGAACCGTTCACTGCTCCATGCATTGAACCTAGTCTCTTGTATGATGCCACCACGCTGTCCCTAGCGTCATAATCAGCCGCAAGCATTACCCTTCCCGCCGTCTGAGTACCGACTTGTGGAACGTACTCAAACTGCAAGGACTTCCAGTTATAACTCTCGTAGTTTTTAGCTATACCGCTCAACCAGGGAAACTGGGTTGCTAACCCTGGATTAATTTCATACATTGTCGTCAGTTCAGTGGTGCTACCATTCACAGTGGCGAGGTACTCTTGATGCTTGACGACAATGCGTGCATCCGCAGACGGTTTTCCTACCATCCTTGGAACCCCAGTGACACGTACAACATTGTATGCCGCTGGGACACCCGCCATGTCTTCTGTTCGCGGGTTCTTGTTTTGCTTCCTAGGTTTTCGCCCGGAGCGGGAGGCTTTCGGCTTTGAGCCGTTCTTCTTCTTCTGCATAGTATGGGATACCCTAGCAGAGCGGGGACTATACATGGGCTGAACGTAGGGATCCGTGTAGTCTCTCGGCGTTTTGGTTAGCACGGAAGTATTGAGGATCGCCCTCCACCGTTTTGGTCCGCCTTCTGGCTCCAACCCACCCCATAGCTGTTTGAACCGACAGCCTCGGTACGGTATATTAACGTCCTCCGCAGGACAACACCATCAAGGCACTTCCACTCCATAGTTTACCACAAACCTGTCAAAGAAATCCCTGCAATCGTCGTAAGAACCATCGAAAATCATGTCAAACTCACGGGGAAGCAATTGTCCATCCCACGAATCCAGCAATCCTTCCAACTTGAGCTGCATGGACACACTAATGTCATACAAACTCTCAAATTTCGTTCTTGCAAACGACGACACTCCTTTGGCATACTCAACAAAAGCCCACCCTTTGTATTTGGTTGCCTCAAGTTCCATCGTGCGCTCATACCAGTTCTTTTCGAATCTCGCTTTGGATCCTTCTGTCAGTTGGTATGTCCGCATGGCCAACTTGCTCAATATTGGACAACGAGGGTGTTCGTAAAGCAAAGAGATCGCCTTGGCGCGCAGGAGCTCTTTCCTGACCCTTACACTCGGGCCTGCCGACGGTGAATGTGACCACCCGAAATTCAAAAGGACCTTTCTCGGATCGGTGAGCGAAACCAGATCCTCAGACATACTTATACCACAAAATGATGCTGTGAGAAGATCTTGATGAACTTCGAGTTTTGCTTCAAAACCTACCGATTTGAAGTCAGCGGTCGTGAGGATACGATCCCCGCCACACTGTGCGAACAATCCGTCGTCACCTTCGACGACTCCACGGACCTCCAATCCGTGCTTCCAGGACAAAAATTTCCAGATCATGAGATTTGTGAATCCATTACCTAACGACGTACTCATCTCCCCGGACATTCTCACCCCTTCGACACTGATTGTAAAATTCTTGTACCGAATTTTATTCACACCTTGCAGCACCTGGGCATACACCTGCCCGTCTGGGATCTTGCACAACATGTACTCATACAACTGCCCTTCGATGGCCTTTTGGATCATCCTCGTGAAAAATGATTCGAAGTGACTGAAGTCTGAAACGTAGAACGGACCCGGATTACCAGACAAATAATCCTGAATATACAATGGTCGGTCCTTCACTGGTACATGTTTGATGAACGCTGGATGTTCATAGACGACTTTTTCGATAGCGGAAATGATTGGTCCGGCCCACAACTTGAACTCGTCCGAGCGGGAATTTATCCCGCGAGGTGGCTTGTACTTCAAGTATGTCTCACGCTTGCCAAACCCATTCAAAAGAAGAAACGCTCCTTCAAAAAACGATTTTCCCAACGCTGTCAGACCGGCTTTTTCAAGCTCACGACGTCTGGGCCCAGAATAATTGGAATTGTCCAACCACTCGGACTGAGTTGGTATATCGCCCATTTCTAGAGGCTTAAACATCTTCCGAATCTCGTAATACACGAATGTGAACAGTTCTTGCCAGAGCTGGTGATCGATGGGAGGAGGCTTGGCTAGATACCTCATCTCACATCCCCACAACATCGTGTTTAAATCATTTGTGTCCGCAATCGGTGGAGCAAGAGTCCCAAGGATTGGGCCCAAACTGTGCATGTAAATTCTGCGGCGTCCGGCAGTACTCTCATGAAGACGGATGTGATAATCCGTCGGAGAAGGGGCAGCGAGGTCGCGCAGGTCAGACTTACGGTAGCCAAACCCAACCAAATAACCTCGTTGCCCCACTGACCATTTAAATCCCACACAGAAAGATTTGCACAATTATAGGTGCTCTTCATGACTTCCGCCAAAACTGTCGTATCTGAGGTGATGGATCCTCTGAAAGACACGGGAAGGTTCAATTGGGTGTTTGAGTATGCCTTGCGTCGTACGGACTCTGTCATCATCTTATCAGACACACACGAGTACGCGCAGCATTCTGCAGCCAACAAAGGATCAGCAATCAACGTTGTCACAGTACTATCTCCGAAATTATAGTATTTCATCTCTTGCAGATGGACATGTGACAGGTCAACTTTTGAAGCATTGCTGGAAC